TGTTGGAGGGCAACGCAGATAATGTTGCCAAGTGGCTCAAACAGGTGGCCGAAGGCATGCCAGAGTACGATATAAAGCCAGACCCGGCGAAAGCGCTGGACAATCTCGCAAAGCTGGCTGAGTTTGCCGCGCCTAAGTTGGCACGAACTGAGCATGTGGGGGATAAAAACAATCCGGTGCAGACGATAGTTAAATGGGCGCAGGATTAGCCCGCGAAATAATCATCCCCTATTCACCCAGGGATGCTTTCAAGAAATTCCACCGGCGCACTGAGCGATGGGCGTGTTTAGTAGCGCATCGCCGAGCCGGAAAAACGGTGGCATGTATCAACGACCTGATACGCCGGGCATTTTCTGATGGGAAAACAGAGGGGAGATATGCCTACATTGCCCCGTTTTACCGACAAGCAAAAAGCATAGCTTGGGATTATCTTCTTAAGTTTTCTGAGCCGGTCAGGGTAAACGCTAACGCTTCCGAGCTGTGGGTGGAACTGCTGAACGGAGCAAGGATTAGGCTGTTCGGCGCGGATAACCCGGATTCATTGCGCGGCCTGTACCTGGACGGGGTAATACTGGATGAATATGCAGATATGCGCCCAAGAGTTTGGGGTGAGATTATTCGACCCTTATTGGCTGACCGGGAAGGGTGGGCGGTATTCATCGGAACCCCAAAAGGTCACAATGGATTCTACGAAATATGGCGCACCGCACAAGCCTCTGATTCCTGGTATGCGGCCAGCGTAAAGGCTAGTCTGTCCGGGATATTACCTGACAGTGAGCTATCCGACGCCAAGCGCGGAATGACTGAGGATCAATATGAGCAAGAGTTTGAATGCTCGTTCGAGGCGGCTATTCTTGGGGCATATTACGGGAAAGAACTTCGGCAGTGCGAACAAGCCGGGCGCGTTACGACTGTTGAATACGACCCGAATATCCCGGTTTATACAGCTTGGGACTTGGGCTACCATGACGATACGGCGATATGGTTTTACCAAGTCACGCATACAGAAATACACTGCATAGACTATTACGCAGCCTCCGGGCTTTCTATTGAAGATTATGCAAAAGCAGTAAACACAAGAGGCTACCGATACGAAAAACACTGGCTGCCCCATGACGCAAGGGCGAAAACGCTGGCAAGTGGCGGCAGGTCGATCATTGAGCAACTGATTCCGCTACTGGGTGGCGCTGGAAAGCTTGCAATTGTGCCTAGTCTAAGTGTGCAAGATGGCATTCAGGCGGTTCGATTCATGATGCCCCGTGTGTGGTTTGATCGGGAAAATTGCGGCGATGCGGTAGAAATACTTAAACAGTATCAGCGTGAATATGACGAAGACAAAAAGGTATTTCGAGAGAAGCCGAGGCATGATTCATCGAGCCACTGCGCCGACGCTTTTCGTATGCTTGCTTTGAGTTGGAAGGAAAACAAGCCGAAAGAACCTGAAAAAGAGCCGATTTTTCACATAAAAGCCGGAAATAATGGGATAATACCAGTACCGCTGGATGAGTTATGGCGCGAAACACCGCGACGAACAGAAAGGTACTAATGAGCGTTTTTATTGTATCCACAAACGAAACCGTAAGGCTTGGAACCGGCGCTTTATGCGTATCGACTGGGGCAATAGCCACATATTCAAACGGCACGCCGATGGTAGCAAACGGCGCGGTTAGGGTGGAGATAGTACCTTGAATGCACTTTCAATAAATCCGGTTGACGCTGCACGAAAGTGGAATGCAGAGCTAAAACTTGCCAAGCGCGAAGATGAAAAATTTATCGAGCGCGGCGATAAGATAGTAAAAAGATATCGAGACGACCGCACCGGCTGGGCTACCAGCGGGAAGCGCTTTAATATACTTTGGTCGAATATCCAGACCATGATTCCAGCGCTGTACGGCAAAACGCCACGGGCAGAGGTGGCCAGGCGCTGGAAAGACTCCGACCCGGTCGGACGTACCGCTTCAGTGATTCTTGAGCGCTGTTTACAGTACGAGATCGACCACTACGGCGATTTTGACAGCTCGATCAGGCTGGCAATAACTGACCGACTGCTGCCCGGCAGGGGCGTAACTTGGGTGCGCTTTGAGGAAAAAGAACAGGCAATGCCAACGGATGCCTCACCCGGAGTCGAAGGCGGCGAGGCGCAAGTAACGCCGATGGCTTACAAATATGAATGCACGCCCGTCGATTATGTGTTCTGGAAAGACTTTCGATACTCACCGGCGCGAAACTGGGACGAAGTGACGTGGGTTGCTCGCCGGGTGTACATGAGCCGAGCGGAGGGTATTAAGCGGTTTGGTGAAGACTTCAAGCAAGTACCTTTAGTCCATGAGCCTATTGGCCTCGATGAATTACAAAAAAATGGCGTTGAAAGTGAAGACCTGGACGACATGAAAAAAGCTGAAGTCTGGGAAATCTGGTGCAAAACGTCGAAAATGGTGTATTGGGTTGCTCAAGGCCATTCTAAGACGCTAGACATTAAAGACGACCCTTTAGGCTTGGATAACTTCTGGCCATGTCCTAAGCCTTTGTTTGCGACACAAACCACTGACACATTGGTGCCTGTTGCTGATTTTTCGCTATATCAAGACCAGGCACAAGAAATCGACATGCTGACCAACCGTATCGGCATGCTAGTCGAAGCTGTTAAGGTCGTTGGAGTGTATGACGCAAACCAGCCAAGCGTTCAAAGAATGTTGTCCGAAGGTGTCAACAATACATTGATACCGGTCGATACTTGGGCGGCTTTTGCGGAAAAAGGCGGGTTAAAAGGTGTTGTTGACTTCCTGCCGTTGGAGTCTGTATTGCAGGCATTAGCGCAATGCTACAACGCCAGAGAGCAGGCCAAACAGGTCGTATATGAAATTACCGGCCTGTCAGACATCATCCGAGGCGCTTCGATGGCCTCGGAAACTGCTACCGCGCAACAGATCAAGAGCCAGTACGCAAGTCTGAGATTGAGGCGACTACAAACCGAGGTAGCCTTGTTTTCCTCTGAGATTTTGCGAACAAAAGCGCAAATTATGTGCGACTTTTACTCGCCACAAACACTTTACGAAATGTCAGGTATTGGTGGCACTCAGGACGCGCAATACGCTAAACAGGCAATAATGCTGCTAAAGAGTGAGCCGTCCAGGGGTTTTAGAATTGAAGTCGCGGCAGATTCTTTGGTCGAAATGGACGAAGCCACCGAAAAACAAAGCCGTATTGAGTTTCTGGGCGCGGTCGGTCAGTTTATGGATAGAGCCTTACCCGTAACCCAACAAGTGCCAGAACTCGCGCCTTTGATGGGTGAAATGCTGATGTTTGGCGTTCGGGCATTCAAGGGCGGCAGAATGATGGAATCTGCTTTTGATGAAGCCTTGGCAAAACTTAACGCACCAAAACCGCCTGAACAACCGCAGCCCGACCCGGAGCAGATGAAAGCCGAGGCCATGATGCAGGTTGAGCAAGGGAAAATGCAGTTGGAGCAGTCCAAGATGCAGGCCACGGCACAGATTGAACAGCAAAAACTCAGCACTCAGTTGCAAATGGAGCAATTCCGGGCGCAGGCTGATATTGAAAAGACCCGAGAAGTCGAGGCCATGAAGCTGGCTAACGAATTGGAGCTAGAAAACATCCGGCAAAACGCTGAAAACCAGCGGTATCAGGCTAGATTGTTGATTGAGCAAGAAACCGCGCTTAAAATCGCGCAAATTAATGCTGACGCTAAAGAAGACGCCAGCGAAGTAAAGGGCGCTGACTAATGGCTTTATTTCCAATAGTTGATAACCGTGTTCAACTTAACACGGATGCCGTTGAAGCGATAGATGCTTTTCGCAATGGGGTTAGGCTGTTGGCAGATGATTCAGCATGCAGGGCGTCAGATTCTGGATTCGCGCAGTTTAGTAATGGACTGCCTATGACAAGCTTAGGGCAGGTGGTGTTTGTTGATGCCACGGCTGGCCTTCCATCTGGAACTCAGTATGTAAACGGCATTCCTGTTTCCCCATTGGGGGCCATTTGCATCAGCATTGATGTTGCTGTGACATACAGCAACGGATTGCCTTTCGCGGCGAACGGGGCTTTGGCGGCTGTTAGCGGCGCTCCGTGGACACCCGCTGCTCTTGGCTCTGCTCTTGCCTTGTGGCTGGATGCCGACGACGCCAGCACGATCACCCTGAACGGATCGACCGTCAGCCAGTGGAATGACAAGTCGGGCAACGGTCGCAATGCCTCTCAGGCAACGGCGGTGAACCAGCCGACGCGCACACTTAACGGTTTGGGCGGGCGCACAGTAATAACGTTCGACGGCACAAACGATTGGCTTGGTTTGGCTGCCAGCGTGTTTTCCAATCAGTTGTCGTGGTCTTACGCTGTTGTGGCACTAAAAAATAGTGCTACTGAGCCAGTGTGTTTGTTTACGGAAAGGGCGGCGTCAAACAATGCCTCAGTTGGTGTTCTTGCCGCCTCAAGCACTATCCTTAATCGCGCAGGTGGGACGGATGCTGCTACTTTGATTGAGCAGACGGAAGCCTCCGCTTTTCCGGTCAATGCTGCCCAAATTCTAGGTAGCGTTCAGGCTCCCACCTCGGGCTCTGCGTATCGAAATGGGAACCTAACTGCTAGCAACAGCGCGACAAAAGC